TGCCGAATGACTGCAGGATTTGGTCACGAAGAGTCGGCAGCGCGGTATACCCGCTCTGCTCGGTCACTTCGCCCGGCACTTGCTGTGCGCCGGCTTGCAACACGGCCGGGTCGACCGGCGCAGTGCTGTTTGCTGTGCCGGCCTGAGGAGCGAAAAACCGCAGCGCCATACTCACCCTGGAAAGTAGTCTGCCGGCAACACGGCCCCTGAGATGGCGCTAATGCGTGAAATCTCCGCCCGCCAGTCATACTGCAGGTCTGCGATGGTCGCGCGCTTCACGTCGTCAGGCAGGTCTGGGTCTACGCGAATTTTCTGCGCCATGTCTGTGTAGCGCTGCGTTGTTGATATGACAGAAGCCTGCCCGGACAGGCTGCCTTGCAGCTTTGCCTGCAGTTCCTGCAGCGTTGCCCTGGACTGCGCGTCGAGGCCGCTGGACAGCCTCGTCAGTTCGGCATTGTTGGCAAAGGCCTGCTGCATTTTTTGCGCATCGTAGCCATGCGCAGCCGCCATCTTGTCCAAGTCGAGCCCTTGGGCAGTGGCCATGATCTGCATCTGCGCCTGCGTCTTCAGCGGGATGCCGGCCATTTCAAGCGTCGCTTGCGTGACGGCCAAGTCTCGCCTGGAGCCGGCGTCAAAGCCGAGGTTCGCTGCCGTGTTTTGCGACCCCGCATTGAACGTCTGCGCCTGAAGTTCCCTGTTGGCATTGCCGGTCAGCACGTCGTACTGTGCTCGTTGGTTCTGCAACGCTTGGTCGGCATAGATGCCGGCGTCACGCCCGGCAATGTCGGTTGCCCTGTCAACGATAGCCCTCATCCCGGCATCTGTCGCGATGCTGGAACTGGTCAGGCCCCTGCCGGCCATGTCTTCCATCGCGATGGCCTTGGCGCGTTGCATGACCGGCGACCCATCGGCCAGCAGTTGGCTGAGTATCCCTTGTGTGGTCTGCGACTGGTTGACGGACTGCGGGGAAAACACAATCGGCGCCGGCCCGGGAACCTGCGCGGCAGCCGGAGGTGGTCTTTGCGTTTGCGAGTTGACGATACCGATCGCGTTCGAGATTGCCGCATTTGGGGCCGGTGACTGCTGGTACGGAACCCCTGGTTGCGTACTGTCGCCAAGAGTGCTGCCGATGCCATTCATTCCGCCCGGGAGCAGTCCCAGTCCATGCGTCGCCAGGTACCGATTGACAACGCCGCTGTCGTAGCCAAGGGCGTTTTCGATCTGCGTGCCTGACACCCCGTATTGCCTTGCTGCCTGCTGCATGGCAGCGGCCGAGGCATCGTCCTTCACCTTGCCTTGGTCGTTGAGCCACCCTTGCGCTTGCGCGTACCCTTTGATGTCGCTGGCCGAGTACGGTCCAGTTTTTTGGGCGCCGGATGTCGCTGCCTGCGTGACGGGCTGGGTGTAGTTCGCGATAGCCCCGCTGTTGTATCCGAGGGCTGACTCAAGATCGCCCACCGATACACCGAACTGATTCGCCGCACTGCGCGCAGCAGCGAGGGACTGGGCGTCCTTCAGGTACCCGTAGTCGTTCAGCCAGCCTTGCGACTTGGCGTAACCTTTGATTTCTTCCGGGGTGTAGCTTGCCATTTTTAACCACTCAATCGGTTGGTTGCGCCAGTCCCTTGATGTGCCTCTCTTCCTCTGTCGTCTTCAGCGAGAGGATTGCTTGCGCCTCGATTTCTGTGATGAGCCCCTTCCCGGCATGCAGGATTCCAACGAAGTCCGCAACGTCCTGACGTTTCAGGTTGATGTACTTCCTGGGCTGCATCAACATCACCATGCCGCGAACGGTTGCGTCACCGCTGCCTGCAATCGCCACGGCCTTTGCGCCGAATCGGTCCATGAACGGTCCGACATCGATCCAGTGATAGCGCGGATCAAGGTTTGCGTCCGACCACTTCGGAGCAGGCGGTGGCGGCGAACTGGTGTCGACCTCAGCGTAGCGATATCGAGTTGTTCCGTTATCGTCGTAGGGCTCGATGTAGGTGAGTGGCGAGAACCAGTCCTCGCCGGCTGCAAGCTGGCCGTCACCGTCGATCATCTGAAGCAGCCTCCACTGCGGACGAACGCGGTCCGGCACTGACACGAACTGCGCAGCGATATCAGGGGTGAACACTTTCGATGGGTCGCCATGGGCTACATCGACAGCGACCTTGTTGACAATACGCGCACTTGTCATGCTCGCGGCCTCCGGGCTATCAGCACCATACCATTGCCACCGCTGCCGGAGGCGACAGTGCCATCAGCGGTGGCAACACCGCCGCCGCCTGCGCCAACCCCGCCAGCGCCGCCGCGCATGCTTACCCACCCAGTGGCTTGCGTAGCGATACCGCCGCCGCCGCCGAATGTGCCGCCAGAGCCTGCCTGCCCGGAAGGGGCGTTGACTGCAGTATCGCCAAAAAAACCGCCGCCGCCACCGCCGATCCCGCCATCACCGGCCTTGACCGCCCCGGGCGTGCCGTTCGATGAGCCTGAAATTGAAACAGACCCGCCGCTTACCGGCCCGCGAGAATCTCCAGCGTTTACATACGTTGTTCTGCTGGCGCCGCGCGCTTTTGCGATGTTCATGCAACTGGCAAGGAAGACGCTCAATGCATATTTCGCCGGAACGCCCGCCGCGTCGTCAACCAGGCCCAGGAATACGTCATCACCAGCGTCATTCTGGCCAATGATGCTGACGCCATTCGTCGCTGCCGAAGTGGAGCTTGAGACTGCGGGTATGGTGATACCAGCACTGACGAACGATCCGGGCGGCGCGCCTCCGAGCGCGATCTTTCGGACACTATCAGCCGACTGCGCTGGCTGCGATACGCCAGCGGCAGAGAGGACAAGCATGCCGCCAGAGTGTGAAACGGCGCCGCCCGAAACCGCCGAAATTGACACGGACGTGGAAAAGGCGGACGCCGCAGCCCCGCCTCCACCACCGCCGCATGAAATAAGCGACCCGAAACTTGACGTGCCGCCAGTGCTGCCGTTGGCTTTTATGCTTGAACCACTGGCGCCGCTGCCACCGGCTCCGACAACGTAGTTCACAGAGGATTTCGCCGGGATCGTAACAATGATGATCCCGGTTGCCCCGCCAGCACCCCCGGACGCAACGAACGTGTTCTTAGCAGAGCCGGACGATGCGGCACCACCGCCGCCACCCCCCATGACGACGACGAGCACCTCTTCGGCGCTGTCTGAATGATTCCAGAACGTACGCGTCCCCGCCGACGTGTCAACAAGTACGACCTCCGAGAATTCCTCAAGGCCGTACGAGCTGTAGCCATGCGACAGAACGCGCTTGTGCGGTTGAGCAAAGATTCCCTTGTTCATCACGTCAGGTCCGCGCCGAAAGCAGAAACGACAAACGTCTCGCTTTTCTCTGTTGACGCCTTGATTGAGCGACCGTTTGGCAAGGTGATGCCATCCATATCGATTTCGACAGCGAATGCTGGAGTCGTCGCCGATGGTGTTATGGCAACCACCTCTACCTCCTTGATTAGCGAATAGTTCGATCCGTCATACACGAACAATCGAACCATGCCTGCTGTCGTAGTCGCGGTTGCTTGGATGATAATTCGCTCAAGGATGGTGCCGGCGGCGGCAGCCGATATGATGCTGACGGAAGATGTCGGCGATGTCCGGCTTGAGTCTGCCGTCGATATAACTCCGCGCTCAAACCTCGGAGTCGACGCGTACGATGGTGATGCGGCCATTAGTGGACCCCAGCAAGTATGTAGAGATTATGCGGGACTGGCACCTCATACCATGATGCGGATGTGCCATTGGTTCGCAGGAATTTCCCACCTTCACCAGCTTGTGGCGGGAGCAGAGCACCGCTGGCCCCAAGCACATTCTGGACGAATTGGGTTGTGGCTACATTGGTCGAGGCGTCACTTGGACTTGCAATTGTCGGAGCATACGCGCTATGAGCGAACGTGACGGCGCCGGTGAAAGTGTCGCCAGCTCTATCTGCCTTGTCGGCCGACACTCCATCGAACCCGGCCTCGATTGCAGACAGCTCTGCTCGGATGATGTCACTGCGGGCCTTGCTGCTAGACGCTGGCGCGCCAGTGGCGACAAAGTACGGATTGGTCATCAGGCCCTCCTGTCGATTCTTCGCGGCGAGTAGTCGATGACCGCCGACTCAAGCACAAACGGAGATGAAAGCTTGCTTTTCGAATAGATGAACGGAGAGACGTTCATCGAATTTCCTGTCATCTTGAACGACGGCGGACTTCTCCACGGCGAATCCCAGACGAAATCGTCCCAGAACGACATGTCCCAGTACCCGCCACCACCGGTCAGCCCGGTCTCAGTTGGGGTCACGTAGTCCGGGCCACCATAGTCGAACTCATAATTGAACTTGATCTCCGCATATTCAGGTACGTTCATGTCCAGGCGCAGCCTGCGCCACGAGCAATGCGTCGTTGGTCCAGCCGGAGATGTGAACGCAAGTCGAAGCTCGGCTTCTATGTCCCCGCCGTCGAACGTGGTGCCGCGCTCCATCTCGTACACCATGCCGTCAATAGACCCGAAGAACAGTCTCTCTTCGCCGTTCTCGTCCTCGCCAGAGAAAGCGCATAACACCTCATGAGACAGTGCGAACGGCATGATCTCGCGGACAGCCTTGTTCTCGATGCTGACGGCCAACCCGGACTTGTCGCTGAAAAAGACCCAGTACTGGTTTTGGGCCTTATGCGTCAATGATGCAACGGCCTGTCTCGCGGTCGAAGCGATGATCGGCTTGACCTTGCGGCCCTGATCCGATGACGCGAAGTTACCGAACTCCTGCACAGCCGCCAGTGTCGTGATCGACTTGTTGTCGACAGCAATCGCGGTGCTCGCATACTGAGTTGTGCCGAGAAGTGCGCCAACCTCCGGCGAAGCGACCGACATCTGCCACGTAGACGTGCTGTAGCCGTACAGTACAGACACCTTGTTCTCGCCATAAACGGCAAGCGCCCCACTGTCGCCATCCCCCGGCATCGACACCAGTCCGGTGATGATCTGCCCCGTGGCGATCTCCGCAGGCGTAGCGCCGACGCCAGCCCAGCCGCTCACTGGGTCGCCCGGCGACGATAGGAACAGATTCCCGAGTACGGTTGCGAACAACCTGTTCTTGTGCGCAATCACCAGGGACGGCGTCTCAGGGCTGGCTGTCGTGGTGATCTGCGTGTACGTCGTGCCGTCGAACTGGAAAGCCTTGTTCTTCCCATCGGCCCCGTACATCTTCTCTGCGTTAAGCGCGCCAGTGAAGTTGTGAACAATGCAGAACACGCGCCCGCCTGGGGCAAGCGTAACTCCCGTACTTACGGCAGTCCACCCGCTTGCGGAGGACTTGTACATCTTCAGCTCTGTCGCGCCGACATTGTCGCGCCATGCGTACAAGTTCCCCTTGTAATAGTGGATGCCACGCACAGGCCCTTCGCCTGGGACGGCAGTTATCAGAGCGCGGCGCGCGTCTGCCGCTACGTTTCTGAGGCTGATGTCTTGCGACATGCCGTCACCGCTTTCTGCGGACAAGAGAACAACGATAACTGATGGCACCCCGCCGACGGAGAGTGTTTCACCAACGTTGATCGTTCCGCTCAACTCTGACACAACCAGTTTAGTGGCGCTTACCACTTCAACGACGGTCGCGGACCCTGACGGTCCTGTAAGCACATCTCCCGGGTTGACGGCAGTCAGTTGCGAGATGTCCATCGTCCAAGCCCGAGCATCCGACGGCCTTGGTCTGCCGTCGAAGCGCTCGTACCCGCCGATCCTGCGGTAGCCGCCGTTGACGTTGGAAAGGAAGTTACTGGCACCGATGCACGTTCCCGGCTTGATCGCCAACGTCGGCGACACGAGGTCAAGCCCACCCTCGAAGATGATCACCTTCTGACTGACCTTGGCATTTGGTGCCGGATTGAACCTCACAGCGCCGGCCCCTCGAATTCGAGCGACTTGAGGTAACGGCGCTCAAGCGTCGACCAGTGATCGCGTAACGCCTC